GAGTGCTTTTAAAACTTTGTTAAAAGGTTGGGTTAGTTTTTATAGGTCTTCTCACAAAAAGAATTATATTAAGTTTGAGTTAAAGTAATTATGAAAAACATACCAGTTAAATACCACTCAGCAGTTAGAAAGCTAATTAAAAAGGCTAGAGAAGATGAAAATAAAACTATGAGAGAAATAAAATTCAGAGCTTGGGATAAAAAAAATAAGAAAATGTTTCACAGACTTCATTTAGCAACTCATTTAGAAGAGTATTTAGATGATTTTGATTATGAAGTAATGCAATTTACAGGACTCAAGGATAAAGAAGGCAAAGAGATTTATGAGGGCGATATTGTTAGATTTAGTGAACATTATTGTGGAGACAGTACAATAGAAGAACAAGTTAAGGTTATCAAATGGGATATAAATGGCTACACTGATGACTTATTAGTTGGCAGTTATAATGCACCAAATTGGTGTGAAGTAATTGGTAATATTTATCAGAACCCAGAGCTACTAAAGGAATAAAACTATGTCAGATATAAATAAACAAATACAGACAGTAGCGAGATGGCTTTATAAAAAACTATTCAATGTTGATTACATACTATCAGAATGGGAGTGGGAGCATAAAAGAAAAATACAACTTTTGAGAAATGAACTTTTAGAGGAGGCAATCAGAAAACTTGGCTATAGATTAGAGACAACACTGAAGGCTGATTTTTTTGTAGAAGGAGATTTGCCAAACGCTCAGAGACAATCTGGAGCATTGTATGAGTTAAAAAAACTAGAGGACTAACCTATGAAACAAATAGAAGCAGTGATTAAAGAGTTTGATGAGAAGTTTGCATTTAGCCTCCACGAAATGGTTGATGGAGATTATTGCCCAGCATTAGGAGTGAAGTTGCCATCAATGTATTATAGAGAAAAAACATCTGCTGTTGGGGGCAACGAGCCAAACTTTACAATTACCAGTAATAAAGGAGAATGTCAGTGTGGTGGTCAAGAAAAAATTGATGATATTAAAGCCTTCCTTAAATCCAAACTACAAGAAGCCTTTGAAGCAGGAATAAAACAGGAAAAAATTAACACTGGCAGAATAAAAAAGAGACAGTATGAAAATGGTTTTAAAGCAGGTCAGAAGTCTATGGAGAAAGAGATAGTAGAGAAGATTAAAAATAGTAAAACACCTGAAAAGCTAATTAAAGAACAATACGAGTGCTACGACTTTGATGAAGCTGAGGTTTATGCACTTGAAAACGAAATTATAGAAAACATTATTAAATCCCTCTCACTTACAAAGGAGTCAAAATGAAACTAAACCAGTGCTTTGGCATTAAGCTAATTATTGAAGGTTGGCAAGTAGTAAATGAAATGGGAAAACAATTATTAGTTAGATAAGGGGAAAACAATAATCTAATTATGGCAAAAATACCACAATTAAAACAAGAAAAGAATTATGAGTGAAGTATTACAAGGTGATTGTCTAGTTAAACTCAAAGAGATTGCTGACAACTCAGTAGACGCAATTATCACCGATCCGCCATATGAACTTGGTTTTATGGGCAAGAAATGGGATAACTCTGGAATTGCCTATAATGTAGAAATGTGGAAAGAATGTTTGAGAGTGTTAAAACCAGGTGGTTATCTATTATCGTTTGGTGGGACTAGAACCTATCACCGAATGGCGTGTGCCATTGAAGATGCAGGCTTTGAAATCAAAAATATGCTGGAATGGATTTTTGCATCGGGTTTCCCGAAAAGTCAAAACATAGGCAAAATGTATGATAAGAAAATGGGGAATGAGAGAGTGTCGTTAGGAAAACAAAAATTGGGAGGAACTGCAGTAACGTTAAAAGGAAGTGCAAATAGAAAAGATTGGTACGACCAGGGAAAGGGTGGGACATATACTCCAGAAATAGAGATAACTAAAGGTACTTCTCCCTATGAAGGACTTGGGACTGCCCTAAAACCTTCACACGAGCCAATCTGTATGGCTCGCAAACCTCTAAGTGAAAAAACTGTGGTAGATAATGTAATGAAGTGGGGAACAGGTGGAATTGAGATTGATGAGTGCAGGATACCAACTTCTAATAATGAACCAGATAAAAGAGTTGGAACTAATTTTGTTAGTAATGGTGGCGATGCTTCAAATAATAAAAATGACAATCAAGTTCCTAATAAATATTATGTTCAGATGTATAAAGATAACGGTCGTTTTCCCGCTAATGTTCTCTGTCAGGATGATGCCTTAAATGATGGAGAGATGACAAAAGGTAATGGTCATTGGAGTAAAACAAAAACTATTGGGTTTGGAAAATTTGGAAATGGAAAATCTGAATATTTTGGTGTAGGAATAAAAGATAACACGGTTGGTTCTAAATCCCGCTATTTTGACATAGATATTTGGAACGAGAAGTATGGATTACTTCAATTTCCAAAGGCTAGTAAGAGTGAAAAAAATAAAGGTTGTAAAGATTTAGAAAAAGGTTGTTTTCATCCAACGGTTAAGCCCCTTGCTCTAATGCGTTATTTGGTAACTCTAGTTAGTCGCAAGGGTCAAACGGTTTTAGACCCATTCGCAGGCTCTGGAACTACCTTAGTGGCTTGTAAAGAACTAGGAAGAAATTATATTGGCATTGAATTAGAGGAAGAATATGTCCCGATTATTGAAGCCAGGCTAAAAGCTACTAAAGAATTAGAACAATTTAAGCAAGCTAATTTATTTGAAAAAACAAGAAAGGAATTATGAGTGAAAAAACATCAGCCCTATTGAGAAAATACCAAAGAAAAACTGGTAGAGATATTAAACAATTAAAAAATATGTATAAACTATTTAACTGGAAAGAAAAAACTATTTTTAATAGTCTACTTAAAAAGTAATTATGACTAAAGATGAAATAATTGAAAAGTTTTTAGAAGAAGTAGCGACTTATGGCAAACTGCCAACTAGTGATATTACGGTAGCTCGGGCGGTAGAAGTATTAAAAGAGATATTAAAAGATGAAGATTAAAAATATGTTAAGTACATGTTAAATATATGTTAAATGATTACAAGATACTTGAGAATTAATTATGCAAAAAGTCAGAGCCACTCTCTCTACCTATATTGCTAATCGCTTACTTAAAGGCGATCAGCTCATTTTAGAGACTAAGGACAAGTCTACTCATAAAACTAAAGAGTTCGTAGTAGAAATTATTAAAATCACTTCTGATATTCCCAGGTGTAGTGGCTGTGCTATCAGACTAGACAACAAACCGAGTTATAAGTATAGAAGCGGACATTTTTGTAAAGATTGCTACGACAGACGCATTGATCAACAGCGAGAAATAACTCAATTGAGTGCAAAGAAAAAATGATAACCTTTATTATTTTACGACTACTTGATATCTGGTCTACTCTATTATCTGTTAGTACATTTGGAATTGATTTAGAAACTAATCCTGTTAGCAGATTTTTATTAGAAAAAGGATTGTTTGTTTGGTGGCAAATTTTTCTCACCAGCATTGTTTGTTTGTTTTTAGTTAAGTTTGATAGTCGGACAGTAAGAATTGGACTAAAGGTGTTTAATGTAGTAACTGCTATTACGATAACAATCAACTTTGTTAGTTATCTTATTGCAACAAGATTTTTTTAATGAAAAAACACATAACATAAAATAAACTAGCAAATAGACAATAACTTTGCTAATATAAAGGAAATATGTCTAAAGCTATTACCGCAAAAGATGCGGAAAAAGTAAATGACTTTAAGCCAACTCCAGCTATGGAAAAATGGCTTGACACAGCAATAGAATTACGGTCAGACAGTCCAACAGAAATTAGTCAACAAAGTTCACTTACCAAACAAGCTTGGTATAAATGGTTAAAACAACCAGGATTTGAAGACTGGTATTATGAAAATTATAAGAATAAAAGAAAACGCTGGCTACCCACACTAGATAAAATTGGATTAGAACAAGCAAAAAAGGGCAAGTATGATTTTTGGAAAGATTTAAGAAGATCAGCGGGGGAAGTTGATGACGAAAAAGACACTAATGTTCAAGTTAATATAATCAACGCTATTCAAAAACAAAAAGAAGAATATGGCATTTAGCGAAGGCTACAAAAGATTTATTGAAGATAACTTATCCATAGTTAATAAAAATGGACAACTAGTAAGATTTATTTTAAACGATATTCAGAATAAATATCTATTAAAAGCAACAAATAACGATATTATCTTGAAAGCACGACAGCAGGGTTTTTCTTCGTTAATTTTAGCTCTCTTTACTGCTGATTTTATTTTAAAACCTAATACTAGAAATGTTATTGTCGCTGATATTAGTGATAATGCGATGGAACTACTTGATAGAGTTAAACTTTACTTAGAAACTTATACAATTAACACCGGAATTGATATTAAACTTAAATATAATAGCAAATATGAGTTATACAACGAAATAACAAAATCTAGATACACAATCGGTACAGCAGATAAATCAGATTTTGGAAGATCAAAAACTATAACTAATTTACATTTTAGCGAGTTTAGTTTTTATCGAGACCCTGAAAGTCTACTAGGCGGGGCTATGCAAGCTGTCGTACCGGAAGGTCGAGTTATTATTGAAACTACCGCCAATGGTTTTAATTTCTTTAAGAATTACTGGGATAGATCAGTAGCTGGTGAAACTGGTTTTAATCCACTATTTTTTAAAGCTAGTGATTTTTATGATAAAGAATTTTTAGAGAGGAAAAAACAAGAATTAGAACGACTTTACCCGCAAGAATATCCAGAAACTCCAATGGAAGCTTTTATTACCAGTGGAGAAAGTTATTTTGATAAAGAAGCTTTAGCTTTTTACTTGAAAGATACTGCCAATGATCACAAGATATAGAGAATTAGACCCAGGAGAGTTTTTTGTGATTGGAGTTGATACTGCCGCTGGTGGTAGCGATTATTGCGCCGCTCAATTTTTATCTAAAACTAAACTAGATGTGCCTATTGTTTATCATTCTCACACACTTGCTAGTGAGATGACACCAGTGCTTCAAGAGGAATTAGAACGGATTTATGACTTAACTAGAGTGCCACCAGTCATAGCTTATGAGAGAAACAATGGTGGTGTTTTTGAACTTGAAAGATTATCGCTACTGAATAGACAGGGCAAATATAAAATCTTTAATATGCCTCAGTATGGGGGAATCCATAATAATCAACCCACTAAAATAGGCTGGGATACCAATACTGCTACTAGACCCAAAATGCTTGCAGATTTAAAAGAGTGTATTGATAATCGCTTAATTAAACTTTATCATCAAAAGACAGTAGAAGAAATGTTTAGTTTTATTGTGGTACAAACTTCTACTACCTGGAAAGCTCAAGCTGAACAAGGTGGGCACGATGATTTAGTAATGAGTTTAGCGATTGCTTGGCAATTATATCAAAGTGAAGAGCCAATATATAACACTTTTATTGCACCTAGTAATGATATCGCAAAGAAAAAATGGAGTATCGGCAAATAGAGAATAACAACCAAGAACAATTTTTAGAGATGCTGGCTAAAATGGATCCAGAACTCTATTTAATCAAAATTGCGCTGTTGGAAACTAAAATTAATCCAGTCATTATTCCTAGAATTATTAGAGTTCTTGGCAATATGAATATCGGAACTGGTTATGGCGAAATTACTATTTTAATGAAGGAGCGAGTAGTTACTCAAGTTAAAGCTAACGAATCTGATGTCTTAAATATACCGGTTGACAAGCAGGAGTAAATTGTGATAATCTTATTTGACAAAAAAAACAAGTTCCTTGTAGGAAAACTAAGGGAATCTCATAGTCGCTTTGACACATTAGTCAGAGGTACCTATGGGATTTTTTTATTATGGCACAAATTGAACAAATGCCTGCTAAAGGCACAAAAGAGGAACGAAAACTCTTCACTAAAGTTATCAGACACTATGAAATGGCTAAGGAAGACCTAGAAAATAGGATTGCTGATTGGAATGTTAAAGATGAACTTTTCCGCTCTTACATTGATGAGAAGGACTGGCCTTATCAATCAGTAGTCTTTGATCCCAGAGTCTTTACCGCTATCTTTGAGAAAACTGCACGATTATTTGCTAATAAGCCGAGAGGACGGATGGTACCACGAGAAGGTGGGGATACTCTGGGGGCTAAAATTAACAATGAACTATTATCTTTTCAATGGGATGAGAATGAACGGGTAGATAACCTACCAATGCTAGCTAAATGGGCGCTGATGGATCAGAACGCTAGAAAGTATGGGGCATCATTTGCGCTCTGTAAATGGCGCTATGCACGTCAGCTCAAAAAAACTAAAAGCAAAGATGGCAAAGAAGAAGTTAAAAGCGTGCCATTTTATGATGGACCAGACTTCAAACCTCTAGTTAATCGAGATGTACTAGCTAATCCTTCTTACTCAACAATTAAAGGTTGGTTTGCTTACCGAGAATATGTTACTCTTAATGAATTAAAAAATGTTAATGATGCGGCTCGCTCTAAACCAATTTACAAAAACTTAGATATACTGCGAGACTCACTAGCTAAAGAAGGCGAGGGTGGTGGTGATACTCGTGAGGGTAATTACTCATCCAAGAACAAGTCGATTAAAGGACTTGAGGATTACTTGGGTAAAGATGAATATAATAAAACGATTGAAGTTGTTACTGAATACTCACCAGAGAGATGGATTACTTATGCTCCCAAGCATGGAGTGATACTGCGAGATATTCCAAATCCCTACGATCATGGACAAATCCCAGTAGTGATGCTTCGCTATTATCAAGTTGATGATGATTTATATGGACTAAGTGAAATAGAACCAGTCCAGCCTCTACAAAAAGCTACTAATGCTTTAGTCAATCAATACCTAGACGCTATTAACATGAGTCTTTACACACCATTAAAGATTAGAGCTAACAGCGTGCAAATGCACACTTTAGAGTTTGGTCCAGGTGCTAAATGGATTATGAATGATCCAGACGATGTGGTGGCTCACGAGAGTACAGGAAAAGGAGTAACTGAGTTTGCTTCAACTTATCGCTTTATGATTGGTGCTATTCAAGAAGGACTAGGAGAAACTAGTGCTGCAGTATCTAGTCTTGAGCCTGGTAGTAAGAATAAAACTGCCACAGAAATCCAAGACTTGGCTACTCAGCGCCTTGCTAGAGATAATTATAATCAAATCTTTCTCTCTGAAGCTCTTAAAAAGCAAATGATGCTTTGGTTTAACATGAACAAGCAGTTTTTATTCTCATCTCCAAATGAGCAACAAAAAGTAATCAGGATTGTAGGCAAAGATGCAATTAAGTATTTCAAGAAACGAGGACTAGATGCAATGGACTTACCTGATGAAGCGATTGATTTACTAACAGCTCGAGATAAGCCTGAGGGAGTGCAAAGTGAAATGGCTGATTTACTAGCTGAAGGCAGACTTGATCCAAAAGATTTTATGACGCCAATGTATCCGGTAGAGGTAGATGGGGAAGTTCTATCAAAGTTTTCTCTTGAACCTGGTGAGGAAATGGGTCATTTGATTATTGAACCAGATGATCTTGGTGGTAATTATGATTATATTCCTGATGTGGAAAGTATGGTGCTACCGGATAATAATCAGTTAATTGCAGCCGCTAAACAAATGATTGACTTAAACACCAAACCAGAAACTATTCAAATCCTAGCACAGCAAGGATATCAGTTTGATCTTAAAGAAGCGATGGAAGACTTCTTTGAGAGATTAGGCACCAAAGACGCAGATAAGTATTTTAAAAAGATAGAAGGACAAAATGAAGCTATCCAACCAGGACAAGCAAATCCTCAAGCAGGCTACGGCAATCAAGGAGCTCTCGGAGCACCCAGGATGGACGGATTACCTCAAGCCTCTGCTCCAGGACAAGCTCAGGGAGTCATTCCCAGACCCCAGCAGGTTTGAGAATGAAAAAGAGTTTACTTATGCAGCACTAACTGCTAGTGTCTTTAAAAAAGTGATTGCTGAAATTATGATGTATTTTGAAGCAAATGAACAAGCCTTTAAAGATATACAACAAAAGAAATTTAAAAAACATAACGCCTATGCAATAGGCAAATAAGGAGAAATATGGGAACAATACGCTTAAAAAGCAAACGACAAGAAGGCAAAGATTATACTAAAGCCGAGTCAGTCATTGATGGAGAGGGCTACACCTGGAACTTTGGTGAGAACCAAACCCAAGTTTTACCCGATACTGGTAATAACACTACACTGGCTAGTAATGCAACTGTTAAATGGGGTGCTGCTACTCAACAACTAGATGCACCTAGTGTAGTTGCAGATGTAGATGATATTCAAGGAAGGAGTTAAAGATGTTAAAAAAGATTTTTACTAAACAAGGTAAGCCAGGCTTTGGCAAAAGAAAGAGTGAAGCCAAAAAGATCATTAAAAAGAAATCTAAAAAATAATGGAAAAAGTTAAACTTGACCCATTACCAGCTAGTAATGATGAGTTTTGGGAACATGCTGAGGTTGCTCAACACAAGATAGTTGCTAGCAAAAAATGTAAACATCACTTTGTCAGAGTAACTGGTACGAGAGCCGAGTGTACTAAATGTAGAGCTGGATATTTTCTCACACCTGAACTACAAATCAGGAATGGACATATCTACGCTCTAGATGAATTAATTATTTAAGGTGGCGAGGGTACGCCCTCCCTACCCCAGATAATTAGTCTGGTTGTCCATGTATGCGGCATGTAAAATCGCACAATGAAAGGAATTGGTATGACAGACCAAGTCGAACAGGCAAATATAGAAGCTGAGAGTCAAACTCAGCCCGAGCCTATGCCTAGCTCAGAACAAAAAACTTCTGAAACAGCGGAGCCAGTTGAGGTCGCCGAAAGGGAAGCCAAAACTGAGGACACTGAATTGGAAATATCAAGTGATGCAAAAGAGCGTACTCGTGAGCAATTTGAGAAATTAAAATCCCAACTTGCTGAAGAGAGAGAGCGTCGGATGAGACTTGAACGAGTCTTTACCACGAATACTCCTCAGCAACAGAGGCAACAAGAAGTACCGGAATGGTACGATCCTGATACACAATCTGTTGATGTTATAAAACTGCAACAACGAGAGAATGCTTTACAACAGAAAATCGGACTACTAGAAAGTCAGTTAACAGGAATAACTCGGAAAGAAGAAGAACAGCAGGAGCAGGAAACTTATAAAGCCTACCCTGAACTTAATCCCAAGTCGGGAGACTTCGACGAGCGATTCCAAAAGCAACTTATATCTTATCTAGCAACCGAATATGCTGAAGGAAGGCGACCAACGATGAAGCAGGCGGCTGATGACATTGTAGCTTTAGCTGAAAGGCGAGCTAAAAATGCTGAGAAAGTAGGCGCTCAAAAAGCTCTGGAATCACTTTCACCAAAAGAGCAAGCCGCTCTGGAGGCGACTGGTAGGTCAGATAGACGCATACCGTCTGAGAACCTAGAAGCAGTTAGGGCGAGAACTCGTCTTGGCGGCAGACAAGGAACTGAGGCGATTATGAAACGACTACAAAAAATACCTACCGTCGGAAGTTGAATTGTTATTAGAAAGGAATAACTTAAATGGCATATGGATTACTAACCCAAACCGGTGCTGCAGACAAAGACGCCGCTATGCGGGAGGATTTGATTGACATTATCACTGATGTCAGTCCTGATGAAACTCCTCTAGCCACAATGCTTGCAAGAACAACTGCTAGTCAGCCCTTGCATCAATGGTTAGAAGATTACATCGCTCGTCCCACTAGCGTGTCAGCTGCTGTCGAAGGTGCTGCTGCTACTTACGACGATCTCGCTCAACCGGAACGCCGAACGAACTGGACTCACATTGTGAGCCAGACTTTCCGTGTTTCTGGTACTGAGATTGCGACCGAGCATGCAGGAATGGGAAGTTCTTATGACTATCAAGCTGCTAAAGCTCTAGTTAACTGGAAAAATAAGCAGGAGTTTGCTCTCGTAAGAGGTGCAATGGCTTCTGGTTCTTCTGGTGTGGCTAGACAAATGGCTGGTCTTGATAGTGTAATTACTTCTCACTACACAGCCCGCAACTCCGGTACGTCTCTCTCAGAAACTGAGTTCAACGAGATGGTGGCTGAAGTATGGGCAGATGTTGGCGCATCCGATGTTTTTGACCTGGTACTTGTACCTTTTGGTCTCAAACAAAAGATAAGTCAATTTACTGCTGGCAATACCAAGTTCACCTACGCTGAAGACAAACGCCTGACAAGGCCAGTCGCAGTTTATGAGTCTGATGGTGGTGTTCATCGCATTATGGCTCACAAGGATGTGAGAAGCGCTGCTGCGTCTCCTGGACCTACCTTTATCGGTATCAAAGAAGATAAGTATCGCATTGCATACTTGAGAGATCCAAAACGTGAAGAACTAGCCAAAGACGGAGATCGACGCAATGGTCAGATTGTTGGAGAGTTTACTCTCGAATATTTGGCTGAACGCACCTCTGTTAGACGACATGGTTACGCTGTAAAAGGTTAATTAAAATAACCGATGCTCATGGGCGGGAGCTTGAGTGGCAACCGCAAGGAATACCACACCGCCCAACAATTTTATGACAAACATTACACTTCACCCAGACGAATATAAATGGACTAGCTCTCGCATTTTTGAAGCGGCAGATAAATTAGTTCAACTTAAAAAGGACAAAGACCCTTGGGAAGTCTTTGAGTATATTGTTAAAATCTGGCAATCCACAAACCCTAGTGAATATGAATCATTCATCGTTAATTTAGATGAAATAAAAAAAACTCGTAAAATTACAAATGTTGGTAATAAACAATTCAGCGGTGTCTCAGTTGATAAAGAAACTGGTGGTACCCTTAGATACTTATTGGATATTCCGGTTAAAGTAGTACAAATGATTAGAAAGCTTTATCCAGAAATGAATCTAGATAAGGAGTTTTATACCAAATGGGCTAAACATTTTCCCAAAATGGTCATAGAGGAAGTAGTTTGATATGAAAATAGCTTTACACCTGATCGCTTCTGGTAGCGAAAAGCCGGCTGACTTAGCTAGATGTCTTAATTCAATTAAAGATCAAGTAGATGGAATGTATGTCCTCATTACTACTCCACTTAAAGATAAAAAGCTTAGAGAAGTAGCTGAGAGTTTAGGAGCAGTAGTTGAGTATAAACCTCGATCATTCTTTCACAAAATTACTAAAGAGGAAGTTAAGTTTATTAAAAGTTTAGGCTTAACTCCACATATTAAAGAAGGCGATAAAATCTTTGAGTTTGATAAAGCTCGTAATTATTCAATGAAGATGGTACCTAAAGAGTATGATTGGCTATTTTGGATGGATACTGATGATATTTTAAGAGGTAAGCAGTTGCGAGAAATTGCTAAAGATGCCGACAGACGAGGAATTGAATCAGTCTTTCTTAATTATATTTATCAGGCTGAGATTGAAGATGGCAAAATTAAAGCAATCCTAATTGAACACTTGAGAGAGCGCTTAATTAAAAATACCGGTATCTACGAGTGGGTTGCACCTATTCACGAAACTTTAATTGAGAAAAAACCAACTAGAAAAATTGATGATAAGCGCTGTGATGTGCTTCACTTATC